AACAAGATTATGAAAGAAAACATCAAGTTGCAAGAGCAAAAGATAAAACCATGAGAGGTGGCGGTAACAATGCGTGGAAAACACGACAAAGAGTGTGGACTAAAGAAAAACTAGACTGGTTGATTGAAAGCAAAAACCGTTATGATGATAGAGAAGATATATTAAAAGCATTTAACATTCGCTTTAATACAAATTTAACACTACGAAAATTATCTTTTGTGAACGAACATTACAAATTAAAATTGCCAAAATCAAATAGGTTACTTAAAAAAAACATAGAGGAAAAAAGACGTTTATTATTTGGGCGTGAAGATATTATCGTAGGAGAAGAAATCACATGGAATAACGGAGTTTTCATTAAAATATCAAATACCCCTAAAGAAAACCATAAAAACTACATTTTAAAGAAACGTTATATGTATGAATACTATCACAATGTTAAACTTAATGAAAATGACAATATCATATTTTTAAACGGTAATAGCGATGATTATAGTAAAGAAAATCTATACAAAGTAACGAATAACATAAACGGTTATATGGTTGGACATGGCTTATACAAAAAAACAAGCATTGATAGACTAACGAAAATTAAGTTTTGTGAATGGAAAGAAAAAATAAAAGGATCATAAGATGAATACGAAAGTATTGAGGGTGAAAGCAAAAAGTTTAACAGGGGGAGTTGATCGAAGTTATAAAACATAAACACGCTGAATATCATAGACGATCCCACAGAGTATAATTTGTTTAATTTGGAGGACATATGAACCTAGAAAAGATATTTAACCAACCACAAGTAAAACCCATATTGCAGTTTAGTATAGACTCTGAAAACAAAGAGCAAGTTACGAGAATGTATATAGACGTTCTAAAGAAAGAAATCGAGTTAGGACACGCTTTAACACGAGAGATAGGGTGTAAATGGGTTATTGGTGAAAAACTCGATGTAGACGAAATAAAAGGTAGAAAATATCAACTAAGCCAAAGAGAAAAGGAGTTGGAGCAACTATCACCGTTGCCGTTCTAATATGACATTTAGACAAGCCGAACATGAGATTAGATTAAACCACGAAAACGCAGATGAAATTGTGAATTGCCTCAAAGAGATGGCAAGAAAATGTGACAAACGTATCGAGGGGAGATACGAAGTAAAAAGCGTTGCGATTAAGTATTACGATGAACTCACAGACATGAAACGAAAAGTGCCAATGGTGTTGTTTACGGACAAGGAATTAAGGCAAATAAACGCCCTAAAAAGTATCAACACATCACTCAATCAAATCGCCATCAGGTTTAACGTGAGTAAGACTGTAATTAAGCGAGTTATCAATATTAAGTAGAAAAGAGGCTATAAGCCTTTTTTTATTGCATATTTTATGGAATTCGGTTATAGTAAAAGTAAGAAAGCAGAACGGAGAACATTATGAACGAAAAAGAATTGGATCAAGAAAATGAATTATACCCAAGAGAAGAATCACTAAAGAGTTTATACCGAAGAATGTTACACGGTATCGTAACAGACCAATCATTCATACAAATTATCGCCCAAGTTGTCTATCAAGCAATCCAAGCGACTATATTTCAAGCAGCGAACCAAGAGGGCTATAACATGGAAGTGCTAAAGACTAAGTTAGATGAAGTCATGGCAGAGTTTAACCAAGAAGCCCAAAAAGAAAACAATTAGGAGTGTTATTATGCCAAGAGGCAGAAAGGTAACAGCGTGGAGTAAGATTAAGCCCAAACTAGAAAAGATACAACAACTCGCTAGTGAGGGATACAACGAAAAGGAAATCTATACCAAGTTAGGTCTATCATGCGATGCATTTTACAAATGCAAAAAGGAACACCCCGAATTAGATGAGTATTTAACAAAAGGAAGAGAGCAACTCTACGATTCAATCGAATCAAAGAGCGTTTATAAGTTAGCATTAGGCGGGATCAAGACCAAGAAGCAAAAATACGTTATTGTAGAAAAGAAGAAAGTTCTAGTTGAAGAAACAGTAGAAGAATCACTACCATACTTCCCTGCGGCTCAATTCGTTCTAGAGAAGAAACGCTCTAAGGTATGGGGTAAGACAGCAGAGCCAACCGATAACATGCCAACGCCAAAGGTGATTATAGATGTCGCCAAAGACTAATGAGGTAAGAGCAAGCGAGATTATCGCAAAGGCTTTCCATGATCTACTATTAGACATACTCAATGAGAAACACACTCATTACTATGTTTACGGTGGTAGAGGCTCAACAAAGTCATCATTCGTAAGTTTGATTATTCTCATATTGCTACTAAAAGACCCCACATGGTGCTTTGCGGTATTTCGTAAGGTATCAGACACTATTACGGATTCAGTCAAGGCTCAAATCATTTGGGCTATCAATAAACTAGGCTTAGACGATTACTTCATTATCCCCGAAAGCATTCATAAGATTACATATAAGCCAACAGGGCAAACAATCTACTTTAGAGGGTTAGATGAAGCCAAGAAGCGCAAAGGGTTTAAATTACCACCTGGTATGAAAATGAAGTTAGTATGGTTTGAAGAGTATGACGAATACAAAAACGCCGAAGAGATAAGAAGCGTTATTCAGTCGTTAGGGCGTGGATCAAACGATAACATACTGTTTATCTACTCATGGAATCCACCAGCCATCGCCGACCATTGGGTATATAAAGAAGCCGATAAGAAGCGAGATGACGCTTATAGCCATCATTCAACCTATTTAGATGTTCCAAGCGAATGGTTAGGCAATACCTTTATAAACGAAGCCAATAGCCTGAAAGACCATGATTACAAACGATACGAACATGAGTATTTAGGCAAAGCGACAGACTTTAGAGGGCGTGTGTTCTTCTCATTTAGTAGAGAAAAGAACATCATCAAGAAACTCAAAGACAACGAGCGCGTATTATATTATATATGCGGTGTCGATGGCGCTATCGAAAAGGACGCTACGGCGGTTGTTGTGTTAGGTGTTACCAATATGGGTAGATTAGTAAGAACCGATAGATTCTACTATGATCCTAAAGCGAGAGGCAATTACCCTTTAGCACCATCACAACAAGTCGATTTAATCATCAAATGGCTAACAAACGACCAATTAGCCGATAAGTATGGTTTACCAATGGTTACCAAAGAGAATTCACTATGGGTATTTGATAGTGCTTCAAGCGACCTAAGACGAGAGTTTAACTTTAAGACGGACGCAAACGCCATCATCGTTGAAAAGAAGTCAATACAAGCCGATACGGCACGAATGCAGAACCTTATTAGCGAAGAAACATTGGTTTACCTAGAAATTAAAGACTTCAAAGACCCACATACAGGCTTTATTACTAGAGATTATGACCCTAACATCTACGAGATAGAACATTACATCTATGACGAAGAGAGAACGGGAAAAATCCCTGATGGGCAAGACGACCACTCAATAGACGCTACTAAATATGCGACTAAATATTTCGGACACCCATCCACAATACATCAACACAAAGGAGAAATCACGAAATGGAAATGAGAACTATACAATTTCAATTAGCGTTTAACTCGTTTCTCATTCTATACGCAATCGGTATGACGATTGAACATCTCGTTTTGTGGTTATTATTCAACGTGCCATACATGATACAGGAGGCTTATACATGGAAGATATTACGCAACTCAAATATAACACAGTAGCACAATACCAAAACACCGTAGACGATTTATTCTTCACGATGTTAAGCCCTCAAGCGTTAGCACCATATCAACTCATCAAAAGATGGCTTCAATGGGCAAATGGCTACGTTCCTGAATGGCACAACAATGTTATACCAACACATTTAGGTAGAACCATCATTCAATTACTAACAAACAAGATTATTGATACAGGATTAAAGTTTGAAATCAGCGGTGGAGATAAAGAAAAGCAAAAAACAATCCTACAATGGCTTTCAGATGTCTACGCTGAAGAATCTAACTTCGAATTAGCCTTATCTCAAGTGCTTACATACGGTCAATCAAGTGGCACAAGTTTAGTAAAATATGACATAGACGCCTTTGGTATGCTAAGTTTCTCGGGGGTTAGACAAGATAGGTTCAGAGTTGTGTTTAGCGGAAGTAAACCTATCGAGGTTGAAACCTATGTATCAGTCTTAGACGGAAACTACCCAACGCAGAAGTTAATTCTAGTTGAAAAACGCTATTATAACGAACAATTAGAGCCTTGCGGTAAGTATTTCATTCGCATATTAAACAACCAAACACAAGCCAATACATGGGCTAGTGGTAACGTAATTGATAACGTAGCCGTATTAAAGGACAAAACCCTTGAAACCATCAAAGCCAAGTTAGGCAAGAAAGAGTTAGGCAAGGAATATAAACTACCGTTCAAACACTTAGGCGTTCTAGTTTATCTTAACACCCCAACATCAGCATTCTTTGACGGTATGGGTGTAGGCGATTCTACATTAGCCAATGCGATTGAACTATTAGCCGAGTATGATAGATCATATACACTCATGTGCAACGACTTAGCATTAGGGCGTGGGCAAGTCTTACTACCCGACAATATGCTTCCTAAGATTCCAACATCGGAAAAGTCAGATATGTATACTTACATGTCAATGCTACAACAAATGCTTAACACAACAATGTATAAGTATGTGCCGTCTATTAACCCCGAAGAACAAAAGCCAATTAGCATTCAATTTGAACTAAGGGCGCAAGAATGGGCAACATCACTTAACACCCAATTACAAGAAATCTTAGTCCGTATCATGGCTTCCCCAAGTTCAGTAGCACCATTCTTAAACGATGGATCAATGAAAACAGCAACCGAGATTAACGCCATTGAGCATAACACGGTGAACTATATCAACGAGAAGCGAAGATACATTAAGAAGATTGCCAATCAGATGTTAAAAGATGTTTTCAAGTATTACAAAAAAGAGGGTAACGCCTTTGTGGTGTTTAACTCGCCTGGATTAAACAACGACCAACAAATGAGCGAGAAAGCCATCAAGGAATATAATGCAGGTGTAAGGTCATTGAAATCCACCATCAAAGCATGTAACCCATCATGGACTGAACAAGAAGTTCAAGAAGAAATCGAACGATTAGAAGCCGAAGAAATGCCATTAGCCGATGAGGACATCATAGCATGAAACCAAAGCCAAGACGAGCGCCATACAACGAACAAACAGCGCTACTAGGCACAACGGAAACTAAAATCAAAGATATTATCTTGAATGGGTATATTGAAAACAAGACCGAACAAGAATTACTGCAACTAGTAGTTACTGAAATCAATAACTATTTAGATATAATCCCTAGTGGAGATAGACTAGCCTATCGACAATCGCTAAACGCATTAAGTCGTAAGATATTCTTACAAGCGCGTAAGTTGAATAAGTTAAAACCGATACCGCCTTATGTCGATACGAAATATGATGTCCGTAAAGATGTCATACAAGTGCGAGATACAACGGTATTCATCACAGACTATCAACAACGCGTTAAAGAAATTACGAAAGCAATTAGCAACATCGAGCCTGTTATCCAAGAGGGTAGAAAGAAAGTATCAGCAAGACTTAAAGCGGAGTTATCCGTAAGAAATGACGCCATACAAAAGAACCTAGAGGAATTGCGCCAAAGAGGTGTAAACATTATCGTGGTATCTACTCATGCTAACTGTTCAGCAAGATGTGAAAAGTGGCAAGGCGGTATTTACTCACTAGATGGATCGACAGGCAAGACCGATGATGGCAAACCTTACATACCACTCGATACCGCTATCAAAGGCGATAAGGGTGATGGCAACGGTTTATTCGGTTATAATTGCCGTCATAGAGCCTATGAATACAAATCAGGTATGAAACCACCCGTAGAGTTCACCGAGCGTGAAATTAAGCAATCTCGTAAGGTTGACGAAGCCATGAGAGAGTATGAACGCAAGATGAGGAAGTTATGGCAGATTTACAAAGTATCCCCCGATTTAGGACAACGCAAATCCGCCCGTGTTAAATGGGGTGAGTTGTTTGAAGAGTATTTCAAGTTATGCGAAAAGAACAATCGAGCAATCGAAGAATGGAGATGTAAGTAAATGGTATACCCAACGCTAGAGTATAGCAAAAACCCAAAAGGTAGAGAAATTGTAAAATATTGGAGTGAAAGCAAAAACAACGAAACGTATGCTAAGCGTGAAAAAGAAACAATGAAGCGAATCGTTGAATTTCTTAAAACCGAGTATAAGGAACACTATATGTCTCCTTACGGTTTCAAAGAAGCACAATTATATAAAGACGCTGAAACAATATTTTACGACTTCAAATATTCGGACACGAGTGGAATAAGATTCTAATGGACGAGAAAGAAATTATCAGAGCCGTAAAAGATTTCTACGGCAACATTAAAAAGTTTGAGGATTGGACTCCCAATAAAGATCTACCGCGAGAAGCCAATCAAAAGGAATTGTCAGACGTGTTTAACAAAGCCGTTACATCTCTTGACGGTATCATTAAAACACTTGAATTGCAAAAGGATTCTAAAGTGTGGGATTTAAGAAGAGAACGAGAAGCCAAGAGTAAGGCTATATGGGAGG